CCTCAAGCGCATCCGCCATTTCTTGGTTTGTCGGACAGCGCTTTAGCTCAGTGGTCAGACGCTGCATGGTCTTAGGCACCTTCTGCGCCATCTCACCCACAGTTGTCGGTCGCTTGATGACAAACTCTTGGGTGGTGATCGCCCTCATCATTGCTTGGCGGATCCACCAGTAGGCGTAGGTAGAGAACTTGTAACCCCTGGACGGGTCAAACTTCTCGACACCGCGCACCAGGCCAATCGTTCCCTCTTGGACGAGGTCAAGCATCTCAAGGTGCGTCACCCGCTTGGCGTAACGCTTAGCGATGTAGACCACCAGCCGCATGTTGGCTTCCACGAAGCGTTGCTTTGCCCGTAGACCACGCTTCACCGCGGCTCGCTCCGCCTTGGTCAGCGGGCGGTCAAGCGCTTTAAGTTCCTGCCCTCGCTGAACAACACGCCCTAACTCGATCTCCTCTGCAGCAGTGAGCAGCGGATAACGTTCGAGCGACTTGAGGTAAAACTCGATGGACGACTCAGTCTTTGCAGTCATTGTCTTGTGTGGGGGTAGACCAAAGGTGATCTGCTGCTGCGACCATCCACGGCGCAATGGCAGCTAGTGAGGCACGCATACGATCTGGTGATGAAAGCGTATGCTCTTTAAACTCATCACTCCAAAAGGCTTCTAAAGCGCGGTCCTCCCACGAGCTAGTGGGCGACATCAGCTTCACCACCTGCGTGGAAGATGTCGTGATCCTCGATCAGGTGGGTGCCAAAAGCGATGAAGTTTGCCCGTGTTTGAGAATTGACTGGGGCATGGGGGAATGACCCCTTCCACCACTCGTCAAAGAGGGCAGGAATCTTGTCTTTGTAGGTGGTGTTCACCATTGTTCAGCGAGACAGATGGATAGTGGTTTTGCGTTGGGGCAAAGCTCTTTAAAGGACTGGATGGCATGAGGAAGATCACGTGCCATCAGCTCGACTTGCCCCCAGTCGTAGGTGACGCGGTAGAGCTTCACGACTTCTCGCTTGTTTCTGTCCATTCCCTCCACAATCCGGTGTAAAGGCTGTGCATTGGGTGGTTTTTGCGGTCACGACCGCTGCGGCGGTAAAGGTCCTCAAGGAGGTTCTGGCGAGCCTGTTGCTCTACCGGATTACAGCCAGCCACGTAACGGGGTTGAGTCATCAGGAATCAGAAGAGAGGGGGCGGTGCCCCCTTGGTTGCCCTACTAGACCTCGGGCATTTCGTAACGAGTGGTCGTAGCGGCATAGTGCTGCCACACCATCTGAGCTGAGTTACCAGCCCAACTGGCCACCTGTGTTACGGGTATGCCTTTTTCAAGTAAGGCTGAAATATGAGTGTGGCGCAGGTCATAGGGGCGAAACCGCTTTTTAATGATTCCTTTGCCTTGCAAATGCTCCATTGCGCTGCGGAATGAGGACATGTACGTCTGACGATTCCACGGGAAGACAAACTGATCGCTATGCAATTTCTGCATAGCGCGCAGCGTGTCGCAAGCGCTTTCGTTTAGAGGCACCCAGCGCTCACGACCGGTCTTCGTCCTGGGACGTAACCCGTGAGTCAGGGTCATGTTCTGGTGAATGCGGCAACGCTTGCCTTCCCAGTCGATGTCCTGCCACTCCAAACCAAAGACTTCAGCAGTTCTGCATCCGGTCTGCAGCATGAAGTTGCTAATCAGATCCCAACGCGCCTCACTACGGGAGACATGGCGTAGGGCCGCCATGACAAACACCACCTCCGACTTGGGGATGACGGTGATCTCCTCCCGTTGCTCGTTCTTCGGGAACTTGAAGGTCGCTACGGGGTTGCGGGCGATCAGGGCAACGTCTTCGCTGGCTGCCCAGCGGTAGAGCGTCTTGAGGTACTGGCCAACCCGCTTGGCGGCCTTAGGAGGGGACTGCTGCAGCACCCAGACCAGCGCTAGGCGCCCCTGCTCGGGGTCCTGGACTGGGCAGCGCATAAGCCACTGCTCGACTTGGTTGTAGTCGGAAGCGAGGCTTGTAGGGGAAAGAGCAATAGCGCGTTCGTTACGAAAGCGTTGCCAAAGTTCAACGAGGTTCATCAGCTAAGTAGTTCAGGATGTTGTCAAGTGCGTCCCGTGCCCATAACAGCTTTGTTGTGGTGCTGTTAATAACTAGCTCAGCGTCATCACCTTCCTTGACGACGTCGCTTAACGAATGGGCTTGCTCAGCGACCTCAGTAGCGCGGTTAGCGACCTGACCTGAGAGCTGGACAAGGGTTTCCCGCCTGGCTTGCAAGAGCATGGCGTTTTAGTGTCAATGACTAGGTTGGAGGCGCACTGAAGTTATAGCACTGACACGTAAGGGTCAAGGGTGTTTCAAAAGTCTCTTGAGTCTCAATCCTCTGCGTAGTAACCGTGACGTTTGGCAGCCATACGCCTGGCGTCGTGACGGGTTTGCGTCCTAAGTCGACGTTTACCGCTACGAACTTCACGCGCAAAGTCGAGAAAATCTGCTGCACGATGCAGCTCACCAGCGGTTGCGAAAGACACCGCCGCTCGGAGCTTGGCCATAGCCTGCTGCCGAAGTTTGGCGGCATCGTCCACAGCTACTCAAGTAAGTAGATTCAGTCTACTGAGACTCTTGCTTGATCAGCTCAGTTAGGTACCACTGAGCCTTGCGCAGGTCTTGAAGCCCTTGGTCGCCCTTCAGGCCAGTACGCCATAAGTATTTAAGCACAGCCCCTCGGCAGTATGCCTTAAAGCCCTCGTCACCGAGTGCGGCGTGGATGGCGTCGATGCACTCCACTGCCCCTTGGGTGTAGTGACTGGGGTGATGCACCGCGTCGTCTGTGGGTGTGGTTTGGGAGTGAGAGGTCACTTGGCGTCCCCCCACGACTTAGCTACGGAGCCTTCGCCAAGCATGTCAACTGAGTCACCGATGATAAGCCGACCTGCGAGTAGCAGCTGGTTTTTCATCAGCTCCAGCACCTCCTCACCGGTGCCTTCTGGCGTCTCAACGATCAGTTCGTCGTGGACTTGGGCGATGAGTTTGGCTTTGTCAGGAAGCCGCGGCCAGACGTTGACCATGGTTTGCTTGACGATGGAGGCCGCAGTGCCTTGGACGATGTTGTTGAGCAACACAGTGGGGCGTGCCATGTCACCCTCTAACCAGCGGCGACGGTCATCAATCATGCGCACTTCGCCCTTTTGCACCTCTTGCTTGGCCCAGGCGTGCCAGCTGGCCATGCCTGGATAAGCCTTTAGCCAGGCATCACGGAACTGCACAGCCTCGTCATAGGTAATCGCTGTACCAAACGAGCTGAAGTAGTCCTTAATTCCTTGTGCCGAGCTGCCGTATAGCGCAGAGAAATTGGTGCTTTTGGCGTACTGCCGCTGATCCTTGACCACATCCTCAATGGGGACGTTGAAGATGAGGTGCGCGGTGAGGGTGTGCAGGTCGACGCCATCGCGCAGGGCCTGCTGCATAAGCTTTTCGTTGGCGATGGGTTCTGAGCAGGCGACGCCCATCTCCATGTTTTTCACGTCCATCACCACCAGCTCGTTGCCTTCAGCAGCAACGAAGCAGTTGCGGATGTAAGTCTCACGTGGGACCTGCTGCATGTTTGGAGACGAGCTGGAAAATCGCCCGGTACCTGTTTGCAGCGGAGCAAAGCGAGCATGGATGCGCCCGTCTGCAGCGATGTTCTTGTCCAGCCAGGACTGGATCATGGAGCGACGCTTTTCGGCCCGCTTGTATGCAAGGAGTGCATAGATGACGGGGTCATCGGCGTAGGGCCGCAACACCTTCTTGTCGGTGGTGGGCTTATTGGTTTTGGGATCAACTGGATTGATGCCGATGGCCTGCAGGTACTTGAGCACCTGCTGGGTGGAGTTGATGTTGAAACCGGCCTCCAGCTTGTCTTTACCCCGACCTGTGGCCTTAGGGCGAAGGTTGTAGGTACCGTCTGGGTTTCTAGGCAGCATCTGCAGCACTCCGTAGGCGTTGATCGAGCAGGTCAAGGAACTCACCACGGCTTGCGGTGATCTCGTCTTCCAGTTGGGCGATGGCAGCGAGGGCCTGCTGTTGATCCACCAGCATTCCGGTGTGCTCCATCTCCACAACAGCTGGGATGAGGGAGCATTCGAGGTCGTAGACGCGCTGTAGACGAGCGGTCTTAATCTGCGCCCTCATCTCCTCCCAGCAGCGATAGGTGATACGCACATCGTTCATGGCGTATTCAAGGTCTTCATCGTTGAGCTGAGCGCTCATCCAGTCCTGCGCTTGCAGTCCCTTATCAAGTCGAAGCTTGAGGATACGGAGTGCAATGGCCTCCAGGGAGTTGGAGGTGTTTGCTATGCCGTTGGTGAGGAGAGCGGACTGGATCATGGTGTCCTCCAGTCGACCTTGCAGGCGAATGCCGCAGCCAAGCAGGCAGCGATAGTCAAAGGCTGCGTTCTGAAAGATCCAGGTGGTGTTGGGGTGTTCCAGCACCTGCTGCAGTTCATCCCAATCTGCGGGGGTGAATGTCTGCAGGTCGTACCAGCACTCGCCTTGCTCGCTGTAGAACTGCAGGAGACGGACGTGGCCGCGGCCTTGGAAACAGAGCGGCGCCAGAGCGGTCTCCATGTCTAGGCAGCAAGGAGAACCGAGCGCCTTGATGTCAGAGGTAATGCTCATGGAAGGATCCTGCTGAGCAGGTAGAGCACGACGATGCAAAGGATCCAATAGATGACGGCGCTGTAAAGGGCGGTTTCAAGCGTCATGCCACCACCTCATCTGGTGCCATGCGGTCGTTGTAGATCTGCTCGAAGAACTCGTTATTGCAGGAGGTGTAGAGACAGCAGCCGTTGACAATGGAGTAGATGTCGACGGAAGTGAGGTGCGGCATTTCGCGGCAGAGCATCGCTTGGATCTGCTTTCTGCGGCTTAACCACACCAGCGCTGCTGCGTGCAGGTCGTCAGAGCGATGAATCGGTGGCTCGATCATGAGACAGTACGGGTAGAGAGAAGGTTCTTGAGGGCATCACGCTCTTTGGTAACGGCGTTGAGTTGCTCAAGGAGGTCAAGGATGGAGAGCTTGCGCTGCCTGCGGGTTTGCTCCTGCTCAATGGCGTAGAGGAAGGTGGATGAGGTGCGCAGAAGCTTGGCGACAGCGCCTGAACTGGTGAGATCAGCTCGCTCTAGTGAGCGAGAGCAGTCTTCACGGAGCGCAAAGACCTCGGTTTCCAGCAGAGCCAGCTCTTTATCGGAGAGGTCACCAATCTCGTCTAAGTAAATGGTGTGTCCGAGGTAGCGGCTGACGACGTAGGGGACCTTGTAATTGGGTGGTGAGGGCATCGCCTTAGGGGTAGCAGGCCAGCTTGCTGACCATTACTCAGATAAGTTACTGCCTGGGTTGGTTGCGGTCAAGCTTCTGGCGACTCGCCGTGTTCAAAACGGGCGGACCTGGCTACTTGACCAGCTCGCTGCAAAGAGAAGAGCAATTTCTCGTAATCGCGCCGCTTAGCCATGAGCCAGCCTTTGTGCGGCCTAAAGCTGATGCCAGCGAAACCCAGTTCCCAAGGATTACCACCGCCAAACGCCGTAACAGGGTCGCAGTCCTCGCATAGAAACCCGCACTCCTCGTCACCGAAGTCGTAGTCAGGCACGACATGACCACAGCACCTAGGACAAAAAGCTTGTTCCGCGAGCTGCAGCCCCAGTTGAGACAGTGGATCACCCGAGACAAGGTGTGTTTCAACAGTAAAGGAGCGGTGATAGTTCTCCTCGCTGGCATTTATAAGCTCGGTGAACCTTGAGAACTTTTTGCTGCCCTTAATGTGCTGCGGTTTTACTTCATACCAGTGAGTAAGTTCTCCGCACACCACCCTAAAATCAGGCAAGTATCCAGTCCCGTCTAAATCAAACCCCTCTGGTTCGTACTCCCATTGGAGGCCAAGGGTCTGAAAGAACACGGCCCAGCGAGCTTCAAGCCTGGAGCGGAAGCGGTAGCCCATGTACCTTGTCTCAATAGGCTTGACAACTGACTGCACTTGAACCCGTTAGCGACAATACTTAGATAAGTTAGCAGCTTCCAAGCGGTCCACGGCATCTTCCTCGGGGAGGTTGCTGCAGCCTGCATACCGCTCTCGCAGCTCAAAGAACCCTGCCAAGTCCTCTGGGTTCCGCTCCATCAAAAGCCTTGCGTAGCAAGCGGTGTAGTTGTTGTTGAGCTTGAAGGTGCTGACTGGGGCGTTGGTGCTCAGGGCCAGCTCATAGCGACACACCTCCCAGAGGGCTTTGATGCCCCAACGGGTGACGCCACGGTTGCGGAGCTTGAACGCAAGGCGCTCCAGGGCAACGTAGACGTGGGGGTTCTCGGAGTGGAAGCGCTGGAAAGCTGGTTGGTGCCTTGAGGAGGGCATCTCAATCTCAATCCAGGTCGCATCATACTTAAGTTATTGCCTTGCCAAGGCAGAGGGGTCAGGCCACCCTCTTTAAGTTCGCTATCCGAGGATGATGCTGATGGCTCCGACCGAGAGCTTTGGGCCCCAGTACGCCGAGGAGCTGGCGCTATTGGAGGCAGCCCATGACAAGATCGGCAGCCGCATCCCTTCTGCACATCTGCCTCAGTTAGCAGGCTTGCCGACGCAGTGGCGGCTCTGCGGCACCGGCAACCGGGGCAGCGTCAAGGATTGTTTTGAGGTTCGATGGAACAACGACCCAGAGAAGCGGTACACGGCTGAGCAACTGCTGAGCAAGAACGGTCAGTTTGTTGCGCAGTGCATCGGGGCAGGTGTGCTCACCGGCCCTGCGAGTGGCGGTTTGTTGGTCGTGGACTTTGACGAGCCCGAGGCGGAGGAGTTGGACGGGTTGTCAGAGCAGGTGTTCCAAGACGTGTTCGGAAAGCCCAGCAGCGAACTACCGATGACGGCTGCGAACACGAGTGGGAGGAAGGGCAGGCGAAAGGTGTTCCTGCAAGTGCCGGAAGCGTGGTGGCTGGTATTGGGCAATTTCAGCTTGGACCTTGGCGCGTATGACGGCGGCAAGAAACATGCGCTGGAGCTGATCTGGCTTAACGGGACCGGCAGCGCCAGGCAAGCGGTCATCGCCGGAGATCACCCTGCGTCTACTGAGTCTCACCCACTAGCGTACAAGTGGATCGACGGGTGCCATCCAGCGGAGGTGGGTGTTGCGGTGGCACCGCCTTGGGTGATTGGGGGGTTCATCCGCCAAATCGAGCGCAAATTGGCGCCACAGGTCTTGGTTGGGGATAGCGACAACTTTGAGTCGAGGCGCAATGCAGGTGAGCCGCAGCCATGTGATCTGCTGCTGCCGAAGGATCAGCGGCGACTGCTGCTGTTGATGCAGCGGCACTGGCCGTACCGGGGAGCACCTGCTGGATCACCGCAGGAGGCGAGTTACCAGACGAAGTTCAGGCCGTTGGTTGCTGGCCTGCTGAACGTCTTGGGTATTGATACGGCGTTGGCGTGGCTTGGGGGCCAGGAGTGGGATCGCAAAAACGATTGGGATGACGGGAATCTGGGCAGCTTTGAAGCGCTGATG